GCAAGCATGGCGGTGGCGGTGAGATCAGAGGTCAGATTAATCACTATGACGGTGATCTGATTCAGCATAACTGCGACACTATTTCTCTGGGCGTATCCAATGCGCACCACACCCATCCCGAAAACGGGGATGTAACCAGCGAACCCAACGGAGGATCAAATGGCGATGGAAACTAAAAAATATAACGTGCTTGTGCGTTTTCGCATCCACGGCAAAGGCTGGCAGGAAGTCGGTTCGGTTGTTGAGATGACCGAGGTCGAAGCTCGTTATCTGCTTCTGGAAGGTAAGGTGGAAGTGAAAAAGGAAACTTCCACTAAGACTTCCAAAAAAGCCAAAGCCGAGGCCGAGGGCTAATCATGCAGGGCGTGTGTGCGAATACGGGTAAACCGCTGGCCGGTTATGCCCATCTTCATCAATCCATTAGGGACATCCTGACTACTCCCATCAACTCCCGTGTGATGCGCCGGGAATATGGCAGCGATGTCCCTGATCTGATTGACGCGCCCATGAATGATGACACCCTCATTGATGTGTTTGCCGCCGTGGCTGTGGCTCTGGACCGCTGGGAGCCTCGTTTCAGACTGGAACAGATTTTTGTAACTGCTGCCGAGCCGGGCCATTGGGAACTGGCTGTGGAAGGCGAGTATCTGCCGGATGGCAAAACAATAAAGCTTGAGAGGATTGTGCTGTGAGTGATGCAAAAGCCGGTTACAGCCGAATCGACCTCGCCAAGCTTCCCGCTCCTCAGGTTGTTGAAGAGCTGGACTTTGAAACCATCTTTCAGCGCAAGCTTGCAAAGTTCAAAAGGATTACCCTGAGTATTCATCCATTGTTGAGTCTGATCCTATTTATAAAATTCTTGAGGAAGCAGCCTATGACGAAATGAATCTCAGACAGGAATTCAATGACCGCGCTAAGTCTTTGATGCTGGCCTACGCTTTCGGTCCCGATCTGGACAACCTTGCCGCGCTGGTTCCCATTGAACGCAAGTTGATTGATCCGGGTGATCCTAACGCAGAACCTCCTATAGCTCCCACGTATGAGAGCAATGACAATTTTAAGGCACGTACCCAGCTGGCCCCGGAAGGATTTTCCGTGGCCGGTCCGGGTGAGGGCTACAGATTCCACGCGTTGAAAGCCGCCGAAGTAAAGGACGCAAAATCCCGGCGCACGGCTCCGGGCTGCATTGAGCTGGCTGTGCTGGGCCGTAACGGCACCCCATCGGCGGAAACCATCACCGAAGTTGAGAACATATTTTCAGACCGCACAGTGCGCCCGCAGGGTGATCTGCTGACTGTCCGGGCTGCTGAGATTGTTGAGTACGAGATTGAAGCCGTGCTTACTGTCGCTAATGGTCCGTCCGATGCGGTGGTTAAGGCAGCGGCTGCAAAAGCTGCGCAGGCATACGCGGATAATGCCCACCAGATTGCAGGCCGGGTGACTCTCTCCGGTATCAATGCCGCACTGACTGTTGCAGGTGTGGTTGATGTCCAGATGCCGAAGCCGGTTGAGAGTCTGGCCTGTAAAGAATGGCAGGCTCCGTATTGCACTGCAATCAATATTCAGGTGGTGCAGTTATGAATAAATCTTTGTTGCCTCCTAACGCCAGCCAGCTTGAACGCGCTGCCTCTGATGCTGCCCGGATTGATGACCTTGACCTTAAGCCGGTTAGCAATCTTTGGAATCCGTGGGAATGCCATATTTCTGTGCTGCCTTATCTCGCTTGGGCATTGTCCGTTGATGTTTGGGATGAGGATTGGCCCGAAAAGGTAAAGCGCACTGTTGTTGCTGAAAGCATCCCCCTGCACTGGATCAAGGGGACACCCGGCGCGGTTGAACAGATGTGTGCGGCCCTTGATTACGATGTGCGTGTACTGGAATGGCCCGAGTATGATGGCGGTCATGACCGCTATAAGCTCCGCCTTAAAGAGCGCATGACTACTCAAGACTATGAAAACATCATCATGGGTGACCGCGTAGCCAAACGCCAGTCTCAAGAGCGCGATGCAATTCAAGTTCATCAGCAGTGCGAAGGCACTATTTACATGGGCGGCATCATCTACCGGGGCCGCCGTAGCAAAATTTTTCCGTATTTTGAGCTGACCGGCTCAGAGGGCAGCATGCATGTCGGCGGCGCGATCCGCGTTGCCCGCAGGCGTAAGATTTACCCGGCAGATTGCGGTCCGGTTATCCCGACCCCCTCTACCATATATATGGGTGGCGTTATGCATATTGCCCGCCGCCGTAGTTTAAGGAGTGTTTAAATGAACTCTAAAGGATTAGTTCTTACAGAGCGTGGCGCGGATTTAATGAAACGCGCCCTGACGGGAACGACTATTCAGTTTAGCCACGTTGAGTACGGCACGGGTGTTTATCCTGATGATGTTAAATACGAAGAACTGGAAAGTCTGGTCAGTTCCAAATTGACCCTGCCTATTCAGGAAATCAAAAATGCGGATGACGGCACAGCTGTCCTCACAGTTGCATTCACGAATGCAGATTTAGCAGAGGGGTTTACCCATACAGAAACAGGCATTTTTGCTGATGACCCCAAACATGGCAAAATCCTTTACGCTGTGCATTATTCTTCAGACGGTGGATACATCCCTCCGGGTAAGTCTGCATATCTTTATGAAGATGTGGTTGATTATATGCCTCAGATAGGGCGCAACGTGAACGTAACTGCAACCATTAATAATATGGTTGTGCTGGCTACTAAGCTGGATATTGGCAAACACAACGAAGACAAAAACGCCCATCCGAACCTATTCGACAACATGGCCGCCCCCCAGCCCACCATGCTGGCCCCGGCAAATGGTGTGGATGACATCGGCGCAACCCCGCTTCTGCGCTGCCTGCCGCATAGCTCTGAACTCAAGAGCCCGACCCATTACGCCACTACATGGCTGGTGACCGAGGCGGCTGATACTAAATTCTTGAACCCGCTTCATGACAGCGGTCCGCTGACCACAGCGCTGACCATGTACGAGTTGCCCGGCGGCATCGTGACCGAGAGTAAACAGTACCGTTCTGCATGTATCCATCATGTATCCGGCGGACTGATCAGCATCCGCGCAGAGGCTACGCTCTGGACCACGCGGGATGAATTCACCTACGTGAAGCGTTCCACCATGCTGACGCCTGCTGATGGCGCAACCAACGTATATGAGCAGCCAACACTGACACAATCCGCATTCGCTGTTGTGGGCGGTAATGATACTCACGCAGCCGACCAGTACCGGGCACTGAATGCCGAGGGCGTGGTCATTTGGACATCGGGTGAGTTGCCTCCCGGTGTACCGTACAAGTTGATCGCAGGATTGCTCAAAATTAAACGCGAATATTCCATTGAGGGCCGTCAGAAAGGGCAGGCTCTCGGCTGGGGTGAATGGTCAGTCGGTGTGAACATCACTACAGCCCATGCATTTGTGACCGCAGATGAGGCGGCGTTTGTCGGTAGCACATGGCTGGAATACGTACATGCCAGCGCAGCCGGTGTTGCTCTGGATCACGGAGCAGTGCTGCGCAGCAACCCTGTGTTGCAGGGTGCTGGCGAGGGTAATTGGGTGGCATATTCTGTGCGCATAGTTGTCCGTGGTCCCGGATTGAAATTGTTGCCGGGTACAAAAAGGGACGAGCTGGTGACTCCTGCCCCTATATCAGTGGGAGATACTGTTTTGACAGATCGTGGGACGGTTAAAGTGCAGTCTGTTGCCGAGTCGGACACATCGTCTGTGATCGATTTTTTTGATGACGGCAGTGGCGTTGATGTCTGGAATTTTAATGACAGCCTGATCTCCCAAGGGAATAGAAATATTATTCAGTCAGCCGGTTTGGTTGGCTATGAGGATATGAAAATTGGCAAAGGTGTTATTCTGAACGACGCTCTGGCAACCTCATTCAGTCCGTGTCCGGTTGCGGCTAATAATACTTTTTCAGCTAGCTGGTTCATGCCGAACATTGTTGATGCTAACTCATCAATGAACTACACGACAACGTCTCAGGGTGACCATATGTCGTGAGTACACGACAGCACTGTTGAATGGATAGGCCGGTTTTCCGGTTCCACAATTTCTATCCCTCGTCCTGATCCTGTTGAATATCCATTTTTGCACATGGTGTTGATCGTCACAAACAATAAAGTGTCCCGGTATATCAATGGCAGTCTAATTGGTGATAATGTTTATGATTTTACTAATGAAATCGTCAGCTTAATGGGACCGGACTCGTATACTGGCGGCGGGCGTATTCGGATGGATCAACTGCGTTGGTTCAATCGTGTTCTGACGGTCGAAGAGATAGGTCAGTTGATGGAGGAAACAGGTATAGTCCGGCGGGCAAAAAGCGGGCAAAAATCCCCGCTCTATCCGGTGTGCCTAGCCGTGCGCATATCCTGTCCAAGATTGCAGTTGCTACCGGAGCTGCAGACGCGGCATTTGCTGCGGACGATTATACCCCCGTTGCAATTGCCAGCGCAACCCACGTTGTCGATGACGATCCGGTAAACCCGGAGGCAATTGTTATTGATACAGCTAAAGTCACTCCCACAGCATTTCGCAAAGTGGGCGTGGAAGTTAAGCCGCCCAAGGGCAGCAGCACAGCGGCTTCCGAGGTCGTAATTAATCTGGATAAACAGGGATAAGCCGAGGAAATTATTATGCAGAATATTAGCATCCCCGAATTGGCGGCCCAGATCATCACTCATTTGCGGAATAACCCGGAGATGATTGTTGAGGAAGGCGGCAAGTTTAAAAAAGTCTACGTGAGGATCATTGATTCCGGCATGATCGGCACCGAAACTCATTCCGAACTGGAAGCAGGGCGTGCGGCTTTAAAAGCAGCCAGCAACGAGACCGAAAAAATAGCAGCACTTGAAAAACTTGTAGCAGCCCATGATGTGATTCTTGATGGGCGCAAGGAGGAATAAAAATG